GGTCAGAGCGAAAGGCGGCTGAGTAGAACTGTTCTCAGCCGGCCGCTCAAAGGTGTAGATCGATATACGCTTACAACCTTTGGTCCCCGGTACGTAATTGACCGGAGTACCATCGCGCAAGAAGCGTACACCCTGCATGAAGCGATTGCTGGGTGCACTGTCCGGATCCTGGGTTAAAAGCCAGGATCTGAAGTGCCTCTCGCGTTGCAGACAGGAATCGACCACCCTTTCGCTCTCCTCGCGGAGATAGATCGAGTAGACGGGTAGTACCCTGTCCCCTGGTAAGCGGGTTTTGAAATCCCGCTTTTTATAAACCCAGGTATCAAAGGTTGAACCTCCGAAACCCCGAGCCTTGATCCAATTTGGACGTTGGCTCATCCATCGATCGCTAACAAGGTGCCCATCTCCGTACCCGTCAGGGCCGAAGAGAGCAACATGAGGCGCAATCTTAGGAAGGAGTAACGAAGCGAAGGCAAGATTTCCCCGCCGTACATAGAAATTATGCAGGCGGAAAACATCCTGACCTCTCAGAGGCCCCTCAATAAAGAGAGGGCGAACATCGATTCCCGATAAGTAGTCCGCTCCGCAAGACTCTCGGAACGGACCGCTCCAGAAGGACTTTGCTCGGTTAACACTAAACCCGAGTGCATTCAAAGTAGACATCACCTGTTCCGCCTTTTCAGTCGGGCAGATGATATCATCTCCATAGACACTGACAACGGAGTCATCCCCACAAACAGCAGTGGTGATGGCCCAGAAAATCAATGTCTCCAAAGGGAACGTGAAACCATTCCCCATGGAGGAGATCTTCTCGAGACGACGCACTTGGCCCTTGTAGATGACCGTACCACTCCTTGCGGAGAGGAGAAGGTCATACCAATCAGGGCTCAACAGATGCTCGACCAAACCGGTCGACACACTGTCAGATGCGCTACTTAAGTCCAGGGTTGCTAAAGCCCCGGAAATCGACCCCTGACGAGCGAGTTTTTGATTCCTCGTTTGGTCAGAAATGTCGACGCCAAATCGGCGGAGCCGAGATGCCATAAAGTCGCCGATCCCTAGCTGGAGAAATGAATTCAGCCAGGGCTCAACAACGATAGGCCTGTCGGTCTTCGCAGATTTCGGGACGAACTCCAGTCTGCCTGAGTGGATTTTAACATCCACAACGGTAGACTCCTGGTCACACCCAGAAAAGGTGTAACCTGGTATCCCCTCAAGTAGTTCTACCAAGAGGGGGAGGAGATCTTCACTACAGGTGGGTTGCTGCGAAAGTTTTACCTTCGCGCAAGCCATTCTTTTTGGAACTGTTGTGGTGCCTCCTGGCCCGAACCTAACCTGAAACTGCTCCAGCGACGGACAGTCTCCTAGAACCATGGCGATTTTCCGTTGAGCGGCATGTAAAACCCGCTCAACGCCCGAGGGGAATTGAATTTCCCCGAGGGACCATTGGCGAAAGAGACTATTCGTGCTGGCACAGGTAAGTTCGCTCAACTCGAACTTGTCGTACGCTACCTTCTCCCTATCTACACCCAGGTCAATATCCTGGCGCTTTTGGAAAAACGCCAAGACCTGCCTTAGATGGAAGTAGTTAGAAGGTGATAAATCACGTACGCCAAGCTCAAATTGACACAGCCCAGCATAATCACGCTTACGTAAACAATCCCGTATGGCGTGCCACTGGTCGGTACGGTCAGTTTCCTCAACCGTATCGAGATGTTGCCAGGCGATTTCCGTGAGGAGATCATTGGTCTGCTCCGACGTGATGTTGCCGTCCCAAGACTTTATAAAAGTCATTACTTGTCCTTTTAAAGGGATAAGATGGCTGGATCCTCAGCTCAAGAAAGGCCGTTAAAGGCCAATAAGAGCGAGGAGCCCTGATGCCTGAAAGCTCTTCAGGGCCTGCAAAAGCAGGTCTAGAAGGGCGATCACGCCTCCAACCACAATTGCCGATTTACTGGCATCCATGGTTTTAGGTGGGCATCAGTTGCTGGGCAACGGCTTCGTCAAAGACCCCTGCCGTAGCGGCGGCCACCGTGGTCGTGATATTGTTGGACAGATTCGTAAGAATCTGCTTGGCAAGTATCCGTCCAGTGACCGTACTACGGGGATGCGCATAAGTCACCCATTCCTGGGTGTCCTCGTACGCAACCCGGGGAGCAGCAGTGTAACCCGCTGCATTTTGACCGCTGACTGATTCCATCACAGGAACCACGACGCGAGTACGCGTCTCCAGGACTCCGCTCTTAAGGACGCGTTGACGCATCTCACACCGAACCTGCGCTTCGACCGGAAGAGAAACGATGCCCTCCCGCCACAAGGCGGTAACGACACCATTTTCCTTCGTAATCGAAACAGCATTCAGCGTGTGAGACACGGGAGTCGCTGCACCGTCGAAGACGGTAATATTGGCGATGTTCGCCATTATGCTCTCCAAGATGAGATACGTGCAGATGAGCAACCAGCACGTAGTGGGCTTTCTGAGCCCGTTGGGAAACTACGAAAAATCCGACCGTATGGGGGTTGAATCCCATGCGTCAGCTCTCCGTAGCACTTCGTGAGGACTGAGATGCGGTGATGCAATCAGTAAAGCGACACCGTTCAGACAATGCTCCCAACTGAAGGTTCTACCAAATCCCTTGAAATTCGGGAAAAAGGTATTGCCCCAAAGGGAACTACTTATTGTCCGATCTATGGTCGTGTACGCGTAGTAATCTGCGTAGTCGCAACCACTGACTCGCTTCGCCAAAGTGTACCAACTACCGACAGGGGACGCTTTCGCTCCCGTGTAGTATTTGGTAAACTTTTTCGTCGTGATAAAAGTACCGGAAAGCGCAGAAGCAGCGCCTCTGGCCTGAAGCCATGTCCCAATAGGAAGGGCCCAGTCACAAACGAAAGAATATGGCAGAAGCTCCCAGGCAACTTGAGCTGGTGTATACAAGTTCAAGTCGATACTGCCTGAGGACTCTGAGATGTATGCGATAATCTGAGCTGTTGCTTCAGCATCGCATGCCACCCAAGAGATGCCAGATTGGCCGGTGTCTGGCTTTAAATTCTTGTCCTTCGAAGAGCGGACAACAAACCGCTGCATCTTAGGTGCATAGAACTTAGAAGCCAACCACTCCGCCCCATCATACATATCATTGATGAGGGGGCGCCACCCATATTGGAACTCCAGAAGATGCTCGGAGAAACCAAGAGGGGTGCCGGGACCCGGTCTATAACCTCGACCTTGGGTACCGTAGCTTTGACCGCTGAATTTCTTAAGCTTCTCCACAGGCGAAAGGCGATATTTTGCCATAAGTTTCGCCAAGGAAACAGCCGAAGAACCCAGCAAGCGGAGTGTCTGCTTCGCCTCGCCCAAGAATACGGCGGGGTTGAAGCTCTGTCCTCCGTTTACCCTATCTCCTAGACGAGCAGCAAGTTGGTTCATCTTGTTGCCATCTATGAGATCTGTAAAGGTCACGGCTTCGGGAACGGTAGTAGGTTTTGTGGTCTGTTGACCATTCGGCCCATTATCGTTGGTCCACCATGTCTTTACAGCGTAACGTCTTTCGGAGACAAACGTCTTGCTAAAGGCGTGTGGCTGCCGAAAAGCGGTCGTATAGCGTTTGCGTCGAAAATACTTCCGGGGATTAGTATGATCCCCCGGACGTGTAATCAACACCCACGTAAACGGCCGCGGTGGCGAATCGCCACCTGTCCAGACTTTGGATTGATACAATCCGGTCCATTGATCCGAGGGTAAACCCCCAAGAGCAGGGACTCTTCCGTCTAGGACAACGTTACCAGTGGTCATGGTAC